AAAGCTTGTTGGCCTAACCTAAGAATGTTTGAATACTCTTACGGCATTGAGTATCTGGTTCATGTAGAGAAGCCACCTAAAGTTCCAGAGATTACTAATGGCTAGAGCAGCTAAAGCAAAAGGTCGTCTTGGACAAAATGAAATCAGAGATAAGATACTGGAAACATTTCCTGATCTAGAACCTGATGATGTTAGGTCTACTACTATGGGAGATACTGGTGAAGACATTCAGCTATCACCTGCAGCTAGAAAAAAGATGCCAATAACAATAGAAGTTAAAAGAAGAAAGTCTGCACTGAAGACTGTGTATGACTACATAGAACAAGCTGAAGCTCATGGTAAAGGTGAGCCTGTAGTTTGTTATAGATCAGATCGTAAGCCTTGGGTAGTTATGGTAGGCTTAGATCATTACATGAACTTGTTAAAATACTGGGGTAATAATAATGATAGTTAAAATATGGGACGTAATAGAAGGCCCAACGAGTACAGAAGAATACCCAGATGAAGCACCTGATGGTGCTAACTGGTACATGGTTTGTAGGACAGAAGTAGATGGTGAAATGTCGGATGATAACTTTTGGTTTGAAGAGTTTGAAGATGCTTACGAATGGGAATCTCATTTTAAAAAGAGTATCGAGCCATTAGAGATTGACATGACTACCATGTATGGATATAACTAGGGGTTCGTTATGGAGTTTGAAATTAATATTAGATTAAAAGTATATCCAGATGCAAACTTCTTAGAGACTTCCGGTGATAATACTGAGGTAATATCTGAGCTAGTTAAGAATTATTTATACGACATAGACGATGCAAAAGTAATAGAGTGTGAGGTAACATATGATAAGTAAAGATGATATAGAAGCTTTTGAAATATTTAATTCAAGTCAAATGAATGACTACCAAAGAGCAGCTGTAAGTACAGCTATATATAAACAAGAACATGCAGTAATCTACCCTGCGTTGGGACTAGCTGCAGAAGCAGGAGAGGTAGCAAATAAAGTAAAAAAGATACTACGTGATGGTAAGTTTGACAGAGAAGCTATCGCTGATGAAGTAGGAGATTGTATGTGGTACATTGCCGCATTGTGTAGAGACTTAAATATTGATATGCAAGATATAGCCAACAACAATATTAAAAAACTAAAAGATAGATTAGAACGTGGTGTGATATCAGGGTCAGGAGATAACAGATGAAAGGTTTAATATGGCCTTTTCTTTTCTGTGTATTTGTTATATGCATTCTTCCTGTAATGTTAGTAGATAATGCAAAGTATTGTAAGCAAAGTATTGTACCTTGTTATCCGTGGACGGAACCAGTAGAATGGAATTAGATGTAAAGAAAGCTGCACAAGAAGAAGCAGAAAAAACATTTGAAGAGTTTATACTTTGGACTAAAAGAGTATTACTTATATCATTTATATTTCTTATGGTTGTTGTAGTAGGATGTAACAACGGTGTGGAGAGTGGTAAAAATGCCACTGGTTCTAAATATAATGGTGAGCAATACAATCCAAGCAATATAAATGTAAAGGATAAGTAAGTGTATAAGGTAACAGCATACTTTAAAGACCATAAGGTTGTTAAAAAATTTAATAACTTATATGATGCAATAGATTTTCGTGATATTGCAGATGCTAATTACTCTACTAAAGTAAAATTCGAAAAGGTAAAAAATATGAGTAAGAACATAACACCTATAGGATGGGCAAAAACTATTATAAGTATGAGGGATGCTTGGAAAAGTATAATGACTATAAAAAACTCTCCACTACGTAACCTACCACCTCAGTTAGGTCTAATGATATTTTCTATTCTATCCGTAATGTGGAGTGGCATCTTTGCAGCAATAATAAATAACCCATATGCATTTGGTGTATCTGCAGGTGGGCATCTATTAGTAGTCTTTGGTATTTTTATTACAGCTATAGTCTATGATAGTGCAGAAAAGTATACAGCACCACAAAATTATAACTTACGTGGTATAGGAGGAGAACACGAATGAATAATTATTTACCAACAGATTACCAAGCATTCATACACAAGTCGAGGTATGCAAAATACTTTGATGGTAAGGGTAGAGAGTCTTGGCCTGAGACAGTAAGCAGATACATATCTAATGTTGTTCATACAAAAGTTGATGAGGAAACAACAAACGAAATAGAGCAAGCTATACTTAGCCTAGAAGTTATGCCTAGCATGAGAGCTATGATGACCGCAGGTCCAGCTTTAGATAGGGACAACACAGCAGGTTACAACTGCTCTTACCTACCAGTAGATGACCCTAAGTCTTTTGATGAGGCTATGTTTATCTTACTCTGTGGTACTGGGGTAGGCTTCAGTGTTGAACGTCAGTTTGTACAACAGTTACCAGAAGTACCTGAGCTGTACGAGAGTGAGACAATGATAGTTGTTAAGGATAGTAAAGAAGGTTGGGCTAAAGCCTTTCGTCAGCTACTAGCTTTACTCTGGGCAGGTGAGATACCACAGTGGGATGTCTCTCGTGTACGTCCTGCAGGTGCTAAACTAAAAACATTTGGTGGTAGAGCTAGTGGCCCTGCACCTCTAGTTGAATTGTTTAACTTCAGTGTACAAACATTTAAGGCTGCACAAGGACGTAGACTATCGTCTATGGAATGTCATGACCTAATGTGTTTCATAGGTCAGATCGTTGTTGTAGGTGGTGTCAGACGTAGTGCTATGATCTCTCTATCTAACCTTAGTGATGACCGTATGCGTCATGCAAAGTCAGGGCAGTGGTGGGAGACAGCAGCACATCGAGCACTAGCTAACAACTCTGTTTCCTATACAGAGAGACCTGACATAGAAACTTTTATGAGAGAATGGACTGCTCTAGTTGAGAGTAAGTCTGGTGAAAGAGGGATATTTAATCGTGAAGCATCTAAGAAACAAGCTGAAAAGTATGGTAGGCGTGACCCTAACTATGAGTTTGGTACTAACCCCTGTTCAGAAATTATATTACGGCCTTACCAGTTCTGTAACCTCACTGAAGTTGTGGTTAGAGGAACAGATACAGTGGATGATCTTGAGCGTAAAGTTAAACTGGCAACTATTCTTGGGACTGTTCAGTCTTCCTTCACTAAGTTTCCATATCTGCGAAAAGTGTGGCAACGAAATACCGAAGAGGAACGACTGTTGGGTGTGTCGCTCACTGGAATAATGGATAATAAATTATTAACATCTAGGAACAAAGGATTGGAGGAGACTCTTGAACATTTACGAGAAGTTGCTGTTAGCACTAACCTTGATTATTCTAATCGCCTTGGCATACCACAGAGTACATCTATCACCTGTGTCAAACCCAGCGGAACAGTTAGCCAACTTGTTGACAGTGCCTCTGGAATACACGCAAGACATAGTAACTACTATGTGAGAACAGTGAGGGGTGACAACAAAGATCCTCTAACACAGTTCATGAAGGATCAAGGTATACCGAATGAGCCTTGTGTATTCAAGGGAGATACAACTACAGTGTTTAGTTTTCCTGTAAAGTCTCCTAACAAAGCTATTACTAGAAACGATATGACAGCCATAGAGCAACTAGAGATGTGGCTTATTTATCAACGATCATGGTGTGAACATAAGCCATCAGTAACTATCTCAGTCAGAGATGATGAGTGGATGGACGTTGGTGCATTTGTTTACAAACACTTTGATGAGATGTCCGGTGTGTCATTTCTACCACACTCCGATCACACTTATCAACAAGCACCATACCAAGACTGTGGTAAGCATGACTATGAAATGCTACTATCATGTATGCCAGATAAGATTGACTGGTCTAAACTATCAGAGTACGAACAAGAAGATAACACCGTAGCTATGCAGACGATGGCTTGCTCTGGTGATGTCTGTGAAATTGTAGATTTAACATAAGGAGATACCATGTTACAACCAATTAAAGGATCATATTACAGAAAGTTTCAACCTCAATCATACGCAGAGAATGACAGTAAGGCTAAGACAACAATAACAAATTACTTAGAAAGTCATGGGCATACTATTCTTGACACAGAGGAAGACTTTTCTTTTGACATAAAGAGTAAGAAGAATGATGGTATGTATTACTCTGAAGTAGAGATGAAGAACCAATGGACAGGTGATTGGAATCCTAAGTGGAAAGAGATACGTATACCTTACAGAAAGTACAGGCTTATAAACAAGTACAAGAAAGTAGAGGGTGACAATACTTATTGTAACTTCTATGTCATACGTAGTGACTGTAAACAAGCATGGAGAATCAAGGACTTTCAACTTACTGAAGAGTGTTCAAAGGAAATATGGTTAGCTAATGCTAGACGATATGAATACTTCTTTCACATTCCTTATGGTGAAGCAGAACTTATAGAGGTGTAACATGGCTAAACAAGAAGAAGAAGAATTTGAAATTGCTGAATTGTTTGATGATGTGGAGGACTATGTAAATAGTCCACCTCATTATGGTAAAGGTAGAATAGAATGCATAGAATACATAAAAGATTTTCTATCGGATGATGAATACACTGGCTACCTTCGGGGCAACATAGCTAAGTATCTTCATCGTTGGAGATATAAGAATGGTATAGAAGATCTAAAGAAAGCACGTTGGTATCTTGAGGCATTAATACAACAGCAGTCTAGGAAATAAAATGAAGAGTATAAAAAAGAAAACTCTCGAACAAGAAGCTCAAGAGTTTCGTAAAGTAAAAATTGTTAAAGAGCCACCTATGTCAGCTCGTATATATCTAGCAGGTCAAGCACTGTCAGGGTTGCTTGCTGCTAGTCGTGGTGGTTCTGTCAGGCTTGAAGAGGTAAAGAGAGAAGCCTACGAGTGGGCAGATAGGATGTTAGAAGATTAGTTATTTGTAGACATCGTAGTTTTTTACCATCCTTATTAACTCCTGTCTTCTAAATAGTTCATCCTCTATGGTTTCTGCATCTGCTACGTAGTCATCAGCATTATCAAACTTACCATATGAAAGATCAAAGGCAGATCTAGAAAAATCTTCTGGTATAATCTGCTTCTTCATTATTTCGTATGAATTTCTGATATAACTAGCAGCAGCTCTAGGATTTTTTCTTTTTAACTCTTCAAAATATTGTGTAACTAAATCTCTTGTTTGACCTATGTTTTCCCTAAGAAAAGCTTTTAGCTCTAGTCTTTTCTTTTCATCACTTAGTTGTCCGTAAGATACAACATTATTATACCGCACTAAAGGTTTAGAAATATGTTCTTCAAAACTTTTTGGTAATGTTTTAGACAAGCCGTATCTAACTAGCCAATCTAAAGCAGGGTTTTCAACAGTATTTCTACCATAAAGTTTGTATTCTTGTAGTCCTAAGTTAGCTATTTCTTTTTGTAACTCTGTTGGTGCAGCTCTAGTTTCAATACCAAGTAACTGTTTTGTCATTGGATTTACAGCTGTAACTGGACGACCTGAAAAAGGATCATATATAGGAGTAGAAGTTTTACCGTTAAAAGATTGTGTGTATTGCTCAAAAGGTACTTCAGGAAGAAATCTAACAAGTCTGTTAAAACTC